CCGGTGTTACCGGTGCCTAGCGTCATCGCCGAGACCGGGGCTGTCGCGAGGAATGCGCCAGTGCCATAGGGCTGCACGCCGGCCGCGACATGCGCCGTCAGGGCGGTGGCGCCGATCGCTGCGGTGTCGATAGCCTCGACAGTGGTGGCGACGGTAACCGTGCTAGAGAACTGCACACCGAACGACACGAGCGCGAGCCCGCGAGTGGCCGGCGTAGAAATTTGCAGATAGGTCTTACAGCCGCTAACGGTCGCGGCCGGCGCGTTCGCCGCAGTGGTTGGCATTGCCGAGTTGGCAGCCCAGAACAGCGTCACGCCGGACCCCTCTCAATAGAGCGTCGCCCGGCGACGAGCGGTGTATGGCTGCAATTGCTGCTGAATCAGCGGCACTGTGGCGGCCGCTTTAATCTCAACGCCAGTGATCGAGTAGCCGTCGAGCGAGACGATTGAATAACCCATCGTGATCGCGGCGCCTGCACCCGCCGCGGTGGATGCGGCGGCGTTCCCGGCGATACTGCTGGTGTTATTGTTTTTGAGCCAGCGCTGCGTTTGAGTCGTGGCGGTCAGGCTGCTGCCGGCGGCCATGAGGTCGACAACCATATTCCCGGTGGCGATCGTGCCCATTGCCGCCGAAGCGCTGGTCGCGTCGGTCGCCGAGTTGACATTGACCGGCGTTCCGATCGGCGTTGTCTGATGAACTCCGGTAAAGGATATCGATCCGCCGATCAGCGAATCGGGCGCGCCTGCTGACATGGAAACGTTGATAGTGCTCGCGCCCGTGGGCGGACCGACCAGATACCAGAATCCGAACCGGCCGCTCGTGCTCGTGCCACTTACCAGCCGGCTCGCGACAACCGCTGTCATCGCCGTGCCGCCATAGGTGGCCGACATGGTCGCCGATGTCATGTTGCCGCCACCCTGGCCGCACACGAAGCCGACAAACACGCACAGGTTGGATCCGGTGCACGTGTGCGACCAGGTCAGCGAGAGCCCGCTGATCGCGGACTGGCCGGCCGCCCCTGGCGATACGACGTCGAGTGCAACCGCCATGCTCGCCCCCTACGGCAGGCGACGAGCGTCCGAGAAGAGAAGGTCCGCGGTGATCGTGACGTTCGTGTTCGCCGAGTAGGTGATCCGGAAGAACCGCCACGTGTTCGCGCCCTTGATAATCTTCTGCGTGGTCGTGGCTGTCGTGAGCACGAACGTTGTCGCCGTGTCGGTGTTCGGCGTGCCGATATCGGCGTATGTCGCGGGGGTGAACACCGAGTTATCCGTCGACACTTCGAGCGCGACAGTAATCGTCGGCGTGGTGCCAACGACCGAGATAATCCGGCAGATTTCCCATCCCTTGTGCGACACGCCGCGATCGGCCACGTTTGTCGACGCGCCGACGCCGCTCTGCCCGTTCGACAGGTTGACCAGCGACGCGCACAGGCCCGACGCGCGAGCGTCTAGGGTCGCCATTGTTAGGCCCTACCTGTCGGCTTTGCCGCGGTGGTCGTTGACTGCCGGTCGCGAGGGGTCGCGCGCTCGGCCGGGGGCTCGGATCGGGCGGACGGTTCGGTGGCAGCCGCCTTGCGCGTCTCCGCGGCTTTCGCTGCGGTTGGCTCTTCCGACGCGCGAAGCTCGGCGAGTTGCTTACGCACTGACCGGACCCGGTCATCTTGACCGTAGGCGAGTGCGTTCGCCAGCTCGTTGCGTAGTTGCACGAGATATGGCCGTTGCTGATACGGGATCTCGTCGTCCGCGAGTGTCGTCGGCTTGTCGTCGGCCATCGTCGGAACCTCTCGAATAGGTGTTGTGGTACAGGGAAGGCCCGACTCCCCGGAAGACGCAGCGCCACGCTTCCGGGGAGTCGGAGATCGGAGAGGGCCTAGAAGACAGGCGCGATCAGACCGGTTCCGCCGATCTTCGCGATGCCATTCGCGTAGCGCCGGAAGCTGTACGCGAAGTACCCGTAGAGGACGAGCAGCACGCCGAGGTTTGCGGCCTTCGGCTGCTCGGCCCGAATGAAGACAGGCGCGTTCGGGTCTTCCCAGAGGTGGCACTCGGTAGACGGGACCACGTAAATCTCGTCTTCCGTGCCGCCGCCGAGTGCGGTCGAGATGTTGTTATCGACCACAACGCCGAGCCCGGATGGCAGGATACCGCGAACACCTTGGTTGTATCCGGCCGCATCGGTGACACCACCGGCCTGCACCGGGATACTCGGCTGCGTGATGCCAGGCCACAGGGCCGACACCTTTGATTGCATCCAATACCACCGACGCGAGTGCATCACGGCGTGCGTGGGCACGCCGTACGCGAGTAGCGCGGCCTCGACACCGGACGCGGCCGACAGGATCTTGCCATACAGCGAGTCGGCCGGGGTCGCGCTGAACAGGGCCGGCGCGGCGGACGTGAACGCCGTTGCCGTGCCGATTGCCGACAGCCCGGTAACCGCCTGCGTGATGAGCGTCGCGTCCAATGTGGTCGCGTAGCGGCGGAAGAGGTCATCCATGACGATGCTCTCGATACCGGTACCGCGGTCAATCGCCTGACGCGAGAGCGTCTCCTGACCGGCGGCGGTCTGCACGTTCTCCGTGAGGAGAGTGTCGTCGAATCCGGGGTCGGAACCTGCGGCCACCGACGCGTTTTCTGTCGCCTGTAGCGCGACAGTCGATGGCGTGGTAATGCGCGAGATGTTGACCGTCATGCCGTCCGGCGGCAAATCGTGCTTGTTGCAGATATCTGCGAACGGACGCAGGTTCGCGATCGCGGGCGCGTACATGTCGACGAGATACTGAGGAACGACGAGGCCCGAGTAGTTCGCCGTGGCCGAGTCGCCAGCGGCACGAGTCAGGTACACGCCGCGCTCGACGCGCTCTTCCTGCATGTGACGCGTGAGGCGCATCTCCGCTTCCATGTCACGGAAGAGGTATTGCTTCACGATGTCGCGCAGGAACGGGCCACCCTTGCCGGTGTTGCCCTTGTGGTACGTGCGCTCTTCCTGACCCACGCGCGCGACCCGGTCATACGCCGGGCGAGGCGCCGTGGTGGTCGAGTCGGGGTGCCCGCGCTCCATGAGGCCCAGCTCGACCTCGGCCTCTTCGGACTTCACCTTGCGCGCGCGAGCGAGCTTGGTATCGATCCCGACGAGATCAGTGCGCGCCCTGTCGCGCGTACGGAACGCGGCTTCGATCTCCCCGTCTTCTTCTTCGGTGAGAGTCGCGCGGCCTTCCGCCTTCGCCTTCGCGAGCGCTGTCTCGATCTCGGCCGTCGCCCGCGAGTAGCGCTTCTTGGTCTGCTCTTCCTCGATCTCGATAGATTGGATGAGGTCGTCGATTGTCGTCATTATGTGTGGCCTTTCAGGCACAGAGAATTAACAGGACACTGCGCCGACGCCACCGAATCTCCGGTTTGCTGTCAGTCGTTTAGTCGCGATAGATACGAATCGAGACTGCGCGCCACCACGACCGGCGTTTCGTGCGTGGCCGGCGGCATCTGCTGCTCGGCCAGGTCGGGGCGGTGCTGTAGCCGGTCGAGAGCCGCGCGTGCGGCACCGGCCGGTAAATGGTCGAGCGAGTCTAGGATCTCCCGTGCTCGCGCGCTCACACTCGTGTACGGGTTCGCGCCATAGTTCACCGCGGACGTATCGCCGCGATCCATGTCGAACTCGTTAATGCGGAACTCCATGTAGTCGGGGCTCCACTGCCCTGACGTAATCATGAAGCCGAAGCTCTGTTCGGTGATCGTGCCATCCTCGATCGCTGCGACGAGGTCTTTGACATCCTGCCGAGTCGGGTTGAGAAACGCGCGGTTGCCGCCGCCGGTATCGTCCGACCACAGTTCGAGCGTGCCCGATACCGTGCGCGCCATCGCGAGACCGGCGTGATTCACGAGGAAGACAACGTCGGGGCTGCCCGCGATCGTGGCCTCGGCCGCGCCCTTGCTGACTAGCTCCGTGTACGGGCCGGCCCAGTCCCACATTTCGTAGCCGCGTTCGTAGACCGTGAAATATCCCTCTACCTGATAGAAGGATTTACCCTCACGATCCACCTTCTTAGCGCGCAGGCTGCATGGCGCGCCAAGGTCTTTAGTGGACACGCGACGGGCGGCACCATTCGGGAGTGCGCTCGCGCTGCGGATACCACCGTCCTCGGGCGCGCCGTTCGCTGCGAACTTGGCTCGGCGCAGGTCCGCCGCTTCCCTTAGATCGAGCACGGGCGACATCCGGGTGTCCTCTC